AACGGGTGCGCCGCCGTCGGAGATATAGACCGCGTCACGCCCGATGTTGCCATCGGCGAAGAGTGCGCCAACAGCGGCGGCAAACGCCGACATCACGTCCGCCGCGCCGAACGCAGCACCTGCGGGCGGGTGCAGATCGGCAGCGGGTTGCTCTCAATCTCGAGCCGCACCCATTCATCCCGGTCCCGGTCGGGGATCATCCGCGCGTAAAGCGGCTGGCCCAGCGTGTTCACCGTCTCGAATGTGTCGGCGGGGGCGTGGTAAATCTCGAACAACCCGTCGACGGCCTCGGGATAGAACACCGCCTTGTCGGTTGCCACGCCGAAACCCGCTCCGCCCCGGTAGCGGCGGAAGGTGATGCCGCCGAAGCTGACTTCGTCGGCGATGCGGGAACGCAGATCAGCGGCGGCAGCCGTGTTGAGGTAGGTCTCGCGCACCTCCTTGTGCGCGACCAGATCGGCAAAGAAGGCCGAGCCGCATTCGGCGCGCAGCGCGATTGCCCCCGTGGCAAGCCCGCCCATCACATCCTCGACGCTTTCGATCAGAGCCTGGCAACGTTTGCGCAACGCGCCCGACGCCGGGGTGGCGTTGTCGAGATCGAAGTCCACTTCCGCAGCCGGGGTGATGCCGAACTCAGTGAAGTAGTTCACCACCGTGGCGCCGTCGCGCGGGTCTTTCACCAGTCCCTGGATGCCGTTGAACAGGTGATACTCGAAGGTGGTCTCGGCATCGTTGCGCAGACGGCCGAGCTTGCGGGCGACTTCGGCCTGCACCTGCTGGGTGGCGGACTCGGTGCCGAAGTCGCGGACCTGCTGGATTTCCGAGGCCCAGATCACGTCCTGCTTCTTGAACTGGCGGCACACGAAGGCCCGCACATCGCGGCGTTCGGGGGTCTGCTGGTCATAGGCGGAGCCGCGTTCGGAGAACGGGATTAGCGACAGCGTGCCGTCGCGGCTTTCGATGACGACGGTGCGAGAGCGCACGCCGCGCGCCCCGAACAAGCCCGAACCCGACAGGGTTGCGGGCTTGAAGGGGATGTTTTCGAGCGCACGGGTGAGTTCGATGATCGAGAAGGCATCGCCTTCGAAGATGTCCATGGTGGCCATGGGGTGCCTCCTGATTTGGGGGGATGTGGACGTCCGGATCAGCGGACGAGGATGCCGAGCGTCAGCATGGCAGCGTGAGCAGCGGCGATCTGCGACGCGGTGGGCGTGCCGGGGATGGTGATCTCGTACTGGTTGACGATGGCGGGACCGCGGATCAGCACGACTGCGTTCTTGTCGCCGCCGCTGGCATCGACGCTGTCCCAGAGGATGGCCGCCGCCGTCTGTGTACCGTTCGAGGCGGCAGGATCATGGGCGGCGTATTTGCCCGACGCGGTGATCTTGCCCAGAATGGTGCCGGGTTGGAGATTGCCCGAGGCCACGATGACGGTGCTGCGGCAATAATCGCGGAGCGCTTCCCAGACGAGAAAGCCTCCCGCGTGGCGGGTTTCAGTAAGCGTAGGCATGGGTTTATCCTTTCAGACGGAAGGTGCGGGCGATGACATCGCCCCAGGGACGCGCGCCAGACGGGCGGCCAGGTTGCGGATGGGCAGCGGAAATGTCGGGTTCCGCTTCGGCACGGGCGGCCAGCAGGGCGGCGCGGACGTCGTCGAGGCTGGCGTCGCGCTCAAGGAACCGCCCCGCCATCTGCGGCTGACCGGCCAGACGGCAGAGATCGACGACGGCGCGAGCATGGTTCAACGCTGTGGCACGGATGCTGGCGGCATCGGCAGCACCGTTGGCAGCGGCAACGGTGCAATTGGCTTCGGGCGCTGGCGCGGCGTCCTTAGGCAGGACGGTGTCAGCGTCGAAAGTCTCGGCAGCACCAAGAGTTACCACGCCCGGGTCAGAGCGCGGATCGGGACCCATCGACGGGGTTTCAACAGCATCAGTGCCAGTGGCGGCCAAGTGGCTGTCGGGTGCGATGTCAGGGTTGGCATCACCAGTAGCGGGATCGTCGTCAGACGCCTCGCCTGCAAGACCTGCGGTGATGTCACCATCTTCTCCGTCGGCCGCAGCCGCATCCCGCCCGTCTGCCGTGACATCAACCAGCGAAGGGGGCGCATTGCGAAAACGCCCCACATCGAACCGCGCGGCCATCCGGACCGGCTCGGCAATCCGGTCGGCAAAGCCGAGATCGAGCGCGTCCTTGGCATCAAGCCAGGTCTCTGCCGCCATCAACGGGGCGATTTCGTCGGGCGACCTGCCAGATTTGGCGGCATAGCCCTGCAACAGGCTGCCCTTTATCTTGTCCAGCGCCTCGGCCATCGCGCGCATGTCCGTGGCGGAGCCCATGACCATGCCGGCAGGGTCGTGGATCATCAGAAATGCGTTTTCCGGCATGACAACCTCGTCGCCCGCCATGGCAATGTAGGACGCCGCCGAGGCCGCAATGCCATCGATCCAGACTGTGACCGTACCGGAATGGCGTTTGATGGCGTTGTAGATCGCAACGGCATCAAAGACGGAACCGCCCGGGCTGTTGATCCGCAAGGCCAGAGGCGTGCCATCCGGCAACGCGCCCAGTTTCGCCAGAAACCCCTTTGCCGAGACTCCATAGGCCCCGATTTCGTCATAGATCACCACCTCCGCGCCCGTGGCTAGGGCGCGGATCGTGTACCAGTTGTTCATGCGCTTACGCCTCCTGTTCAGTTGCGTCGTTTGCGGCTGCCTCTGGCCGCTGCGTCGGGGTGGCCCGCGCGCCCTGCGTCTCGCCCGGGTTGGTGCGATAATGCAGACCCAGTGCCGCCACGCGAGCCGCGTCGGTCGCGTTTTCTCGGTCGATTTCCTCGACGTCGTAGCCCGTCGCCTGGACGACCTTGCGGCGCGATACGATCCCGGCTTCCATCGCCAGCACCTGCGCCTGAATGTCTTTCAGCGGATCGACCCAATCCCAGCGTGGCGGGATCCAGTTCACCGGGCGGTAGCGCGCAGGAGAGCGGGCGAAGTCCGGTATCTCCAATGCCCCCGACAGGACCGCCTTTTCCAGCCAACGTGCCCAAACGGGTCTGCAAAGCTGGTGCGCGACAACACCGTGCTGCAACTGCTCGACGCGGCGGCGAAACTCAACCAGTTCCGCGCGCAGGCTGGAGTAGTTGGCCTGGCGCACATCGCCGGTGACAAGATGATAGGGCAGCCCCAGCGAGGCCGAGACCGAAAGCAGCGTCCGGTACTGGAACGCCTCATAGCCGCCGCCGACATCGGCGGGGCTGGAGAACTTGACGTCTTCGCCCGGAAGCAGCACCTGCAGGGTGCCGGGTTCCAGACTGACGGTAGCACCACTGTCGTCGGTCGCCTCGATTTCGCCCATCAGCTGCTCTTCGGGCGCAGTCTTGGTGATGAAGCCTGCGAACATCGCCGCCGTCTTCTTCCGGTCCAGTTCGGCATCGTCGTATTGATCCAAGAGGAACAGCCGCACCATGGCGGGTGCCACATGCGGCAGGCCCCGGATCTGGCCCGCATCGATGGGCCGGTAGATATGCAGTACATCCTCAGCCGGAACGCGGACTGTTTCGGTTGCGAACATACCTTGATCGGTGCTGTCGCCGGGATGGCGGCGGCGGAAGTGATAGGCTTGGCGTCGCCCGATGGCATCGAACTCGATCCCGCAGCGGATGCGATTGCCATTGTCACCGGTCTCGGTTTTCTCGAAGGGCAGCATTTCCGATTGCAGCAGTTGTAATTGGATCGGAACCAGCAAACCGTCCTCTGCCCGGCGCGGACGCAGCCGCACGAAGCACTCGCCCGCGACGAACATCTCGCGCGCCACCATGGCTTGCAGGCCGTAGAAATCGGTCAGCCCATCGGCATCGGCCTCGTCGGTCCATGCGAGCCAGAGCTGCTGGACCTGATCGCGCAAGGTCGGATTCTCGATCAGCGACGAGGGCTTGATCCCATCGCCGACAAGGTTCGACGCAAAAGCCTCGCAGGCGTTGGCGGCATAGCCATTGGTGACAACCAGTTCGCGTGACCGCGCCAGCAGACGCGGGCCGCCCGAAGCGACCAGCGAGTTGATGTTCTCCAAGGGCGGTTGCCAGCCCCGCAGCCGCCGCTGCGACATCGCCCCTTCCAGCCGGGCACGCACGGCTGTGGGGCCTCCGGTCTTCCGGCGGCGGAATGCATCGAGCCAGGCCATGCGTCAGAGGCCTTTGCGGGTGATTACGCGCACCTGCCGGATGATCTTGCGCCCTTCAGCCGTCGCGATCTCGCGGTCCAGGACCTCAATCGCCCGGTCGATCTCGGCGATGCTGCGGTAATCCACGGTCTTGCCGTCGTAACTCACTCGGGCCACGCCGGAGGAACGCTGCGCCGCCAATGCCTCGCGGCGGGTCTTCAGCTCTGCGATTGTGGGCATGTCTACCTCATGTAACTTGATGGCACCGAGCGTCGTCGCGCGGGACTGCGGACCGCACGAATGGATCCGGCTGCGGCCTTGTCTTGTGACCCGTCACCGTTGCTGTCACCGGCCACCTGCGCCTCCAGATCTGCCCAACGCGCCTCGGACCATCGATCAGCCCCGACCATCCAGGCAGCGGCGCGGGCATAGACCCGGCAATCCAGTGCCTCGTTGCGTTCGCGCAGCTTTTGCCATTCAAGCCGGGCAAAGCCGCGTTTGGTGCGCACGGTGACCAATTCCTCGGCCACCAGCTGCTTCAGCCACTCGCTTTCCACCCAGTCGGGCAGATGCACGGTGCCGGGCGGATGCGTTGCCCCCTCGGCCAGTTCTTCCTTCGTCGGGCGCGGCAGACCGAGATGACGATAGGTTTCCGCCTTGAAGGTGGAGACCGCCACCGTCCAGAGGCGCGCGCCCCGGCGCAGGCGTTTGCCCGCGTCGGTCACATCGACATAGGTCGGGCCCGATACCGGGCTGGAACGATTGAACCCTTCGACGCCTTTGACCGGTGCGACCTGCGCCACGCCTTGCCGCCGCGACCAGCCATAAACCGCCGGAGCCTCATAACCGGTGTCGATGGCGAGCTTGGCCAGCCGCAACTGCGCGCCGTT